CCATTAAAACAAGGTGGTCAGGAGTTCAAAGACCTGTACTACCAATCAATTATTAAAAAACGTAACGAGATTACCGAGCGTACACCGTCTGGCTTATACAGCTATTTCCTACCTGCTCACAAGAACATGACCCGATTTACTGATAAATATGGTGTCTGTTGGGAGACTACCCCACCAAAAGGTACTGTCAATCAGAAAGGTAGTCCTATCAAGCATGGTTCTATTGAGTATCTTGAAGCTAAGAGAAGAGCCAAGAAAGCAGAAAGTGCTATTGCCTACAATGAAGAATTGCGTGCCAACCCTATGAACGTACTAGAGGCGTTTAGGGATGAAGCAAAAAGCAATATTCTTCCATTGGAGAAGATTACAGAGCAAATTCAGTACAATGAAACTGCAATTATCCTTGACCAATTTCTTACACGTGGTAATTTCATGTGGAAAGATGGCGTAAAGGATACGGAAGTGGTATGGTATCCAGACCCGAATGGAAGATTTTTAGTATCTTGGATACCACCCGCACACCTACAGAACAATAAAAAGAGAGACCATTATGGTAATTGGACTCCTTTGAACGCTCATATGGGTTGTTTCGGAGCGGATACATACGATATCTCTGGTACTGTGAGTGGTAAAGGTTCTAAAGGAGCGTTAAGTGGAGTTCTCGGTTTCAACATGACTGATGCACCAAGTAACATATTTTTCCTTGAATATATCAACCGTACAGAAATTGCTGATACTTTTTTCGAAGATTTATTGATGGCTTTGGTATTCTACGGAATGCCAGTACTTGCTGAAAATAACAAACCTAGATTTCTATACCACCTTAAAAACCGTGGATATAGAGGTTTTTCATTGAACAGACCAGACCGTGCAGGTGCAAATTTATCCAAGACTGAAAGGGAAATTGGAGGTATTCCATCAGCTTCTGCAGATGTCATTACTACCCATGCCTCGATGATTGAAAATTTTATCGTTAACTTTGTAGGAGTTTACGATGAACCAGACGAAAAGAAACAGGTAAGGGATTTTGGAAGCATGGGTAATATGTTTTTCCTAGAAACCCTAAAAGATTGGTTAGCATTCGATATAAGTGACAGGGAGAAATCCGATGCCACGATTAGTTCAGGATATGCCTTAATGGGGTTAAACAGAGCCAAGTTGATGCCAATACCAGAATTGAAACCTATCAATCTAGGTATGACAACGTACAATCAAACAGGCAGTAGAAGCAAAGTAAATAATAACAACAGATGAATAACTTAAGTGATTTAGCCAAGGAAATGTTTTCCAACAAAGGCTTCCCAGACCCACTAGACCCTAATAAGAGTACTAATTCTTTTGGTCTAAAAGTAGGTAAAGCAATTGAGAACGAGTGGTTTCGTCGTCACAAAAATAGTGACTGCCGTTACTATGACAACCAATTCAAGTACCATAGACTTCGATTATATGCCAGAGGTGAACAACCTATCGGTAAATATAAGGATGAAATGGCTGTGGATGGTGACTTGTCCTACCTAAACCTAGATTGGACTCCCGTTCCAATCCTACCTAAGTTCGTTGATATTGTTGTAAACGGTCAATCAAATAGACTGTTCTCCGTTAAGGCTACAGCTATTGACAAGGTTGCTACTGAAAGAAAGAGTAAATATGTCCTAGAAATGGAAAAGGACATGGCTGCAAAGCAAATGCTTATGGAGGCTAAAGAGACTCTTGGTGTCGATGGTTTCGTAAACAATCCAAAAGAACTTCCAGAATCAAGTGAGGAACTACAGGTTCATATGCAACTTGATTTCAAACAAGGAATTGAAATTGCCGAAGAAGAGGCTATTAAGTACTTATTCAAGAAGAATGACTTCCTAGAAACTAAGCATCGTTTTGATTACGATGTTACTGTTCTGGGTGTTGGTGCTATGAAACATACCTTCAATACTTCTGATGGCGTAAAGATAGAATATGTAGACCCTGCTAATCTTGTACATTCTTACTCTGAATCACCATATAGGGAAGATTGCTACTACTATGGAGAGGTTAAGAAAATACCTATCAGCGAACTTCGAAAGATTAATCCAGAACTTACCATGGAGGAATTGAACAATGCTAAGTCTAGTTCATCCGATTGGGATTTATACCATAGAAACCAAAATAATCAAAGAAGTGAATTTGATGGTCATACATGTAATGTACTATTCTTCAACTACAAGGTTACAAGAGAAGTTGTCTACAAGAAGAAAACTACATCTACTGGTTCAGTAAAACTTATTAAGAAAGAAGAAGGATGGAATCCTGATGAAAAAGACATGGAACTAAGAGGGTATACTCGTGTATCTAAGTTCGAAGATGTATGGTACGAAGGTGTGCTTGTTCTTGGAACAAACATGCTATTGAAGTGGGAAATTGCCCAAAATATGCTTAGAGATAATTCTTCCAACGAAGTGTTGCCTAATTATGTTGTGGTTGCTCCACGTATGTATGAAGACCGTGCCGAGTCTCTACTTGGACGTATGATTTACTTTGGAGAGCAAATTCAACTGGTTTCATTGAAGCTACAGCAAGTTGCTTCACGTGTAGTTCCAGATGGTGTATTCATCGACGTTGATGGTCTTAATGAAATTGACCTTGGTGACGGACAAAAGTACGACCCAAAACGTGCGCTACAATTATTCTTCCAAACAGGTTCTGTTGTGGGTAGGTCTCAAACAGGTCTTGGTGAATTTAACCATGGTAAAATACCTATTCAAGAACTTTCAAATAGTTCAGGTCGTGCTAAGATTCAGGCATTGATTGAACTATATGACAAATACCTACAGATGATTCGTGACGTGACGGGTCTTAATGAAGCACGTGATGCCTCTACACCAGATTCTAAGACTTTGGTAGGTGTACAGAAACTTGCAGCATTGAACTCAAACACAGCCACTAGACATATCCAAGAAGCAGGTATCTACGCTACAAGAAAGATTGCCGAGGCATGTTCTTACCGTGTAGCTGATATTCTTAAGTATTCTGACTCTAAAGAAGAAATGATACAAGCAATTGGTTCTGCCAATGTTTCTATCCTAAGTGAGATTGAAAATCTTCCATTACATTTCTTCGGTATCTTTATTGAGGTTGAGCCAGATGCACAAGAAAGAGAATACCTTGAGCAAAACATCCAACAAGCACTACAGCAAAAACTTATCTACCTTGATGATGCTGCTGAAATCCGTGAGATTAAAAACGTGAAGTTGGCTAACAAGGTAATGAAAATACGTAGATTAGCTAAGATTAAACTTGAACAACAAAACGCAGAGTCTACCCTACGTGTACAATCAGAAGAACAAAGTAAAACTGCTCAAGTACAGGCAGAAGCTAAAATGGCAGAAATTCAAGCTAAAGCTGATGCTCAAATACGTATTGATACAAACAAGGCTGACCTTGAAGACAGAAATGAAGAAAACAACGTTGACCGTAAGTTAGAACTTATGGGTGCAGAATTTGACCTTAAGGCTTACCTTGAGGGAGTAAATGCTTCACATAAAGACATTCTGTCGGCAACTGACGCTGAAAGACAATCTAAGTTACAAAAGCAAGCTGCCACACAGCAGTCTGCTATCGAAGGTCAAAAAGCAGAAACAGGAAGTAATGCCCCTATGAACTTTGAGAGCGAGAACGATAGTTTGGATAAAGTAGATTTCGGACAATTTGAACCTAAGTAACAAAAAAGGGGGGGTAATTCATATTATTTATTATCCTTATCTTTGTAGCATATTAATCACATTTTAAAATCTAATACAATGGCAGACAATGCAAAGACAGAAATAAAAGCTGTTGAAGTCACTTATGATGCAGAAGGAAACCCAACCGTTAAACCAGTTGAACAACCTGCAGCAGAAGACCAAAACGATGACAATCAAGACGATGACAATCAAGATGGTGTAGACAACAACCAAGATGATAATAACGATGACAATAGCGATGATGACAATCAGAGTGACGATAATCAAACTGATGATTCCGATGACGGAGCAGATGTAGACGATGCAGATGTAGACGATGCAGATGACGCTGACGAGGATGATGACGATGATTCAGACGTTCAGACAGATATTGATGAAGATGTAGTCGATTACGACGAACTACCAGAAGCTGTACAGGCTTATCTGGACTTCTACGAGGAAACTGGTGGAAGCATGCAAGATTTCGCATTAGTTAACCGTGATTTTGACTCATTACCACAGGATGATGTAGTCCGTGAGTTCTTGAAAAAATCTAATCCTTATTTGGATGCAGATGATATCGAGTACGAAATGGAAACACGATTCGGCATTACAGATGCTGATAGTGATGCAGAAGTCCGTGCAAAGAAAGTAGCCAAGAAAAAGTTCTATGGTGAGGCGATGAAGTCTCTTAAAGCAGATGGTGCGAAATATAAGGCTGACCTTGGGTCAAGTGCAGCACTTCCGCAACAAGCTAGAGAGGCATTGAACTTCCAAAAAGAATTTCAGGCTACACAAGCTGCCACAGCGAAAGCCACAGCAGCAAAGGTGGATTCTTTTGTTAAGAATACTAACAAGGTTTTAGGAAAGGACTTTAAAGGTTTTGAAGTTAAGGTAGGTGAAGAAATGCTTACATACAAACCAAGTGATGTTCGTAAGACAAGAGAGCAAAACCTAAACGTTAACAACCTATTAAATCGGTTTACCGATAAGGAAGGAAACGTAACCGATGTTAAGGGATACCATAAAGCGTTGACCTTTGCATCAAACCCAGACGCTGTTGCACAGCACTTTTTCGAATTAGGAAAAGCAGCACAACTAGAAGATGGTGTTAAGGATTCAAAGAATATTTCAATGAAGCCGAGACAAACTCAAAGTAAACCAAACAACAACAAGACTAAATTCAAATTCGTTGATGTTGACGGTACTAGGAGTAAGAATAGCAAAATTAAACTAAGAAATTACTAACATTTAAAGATTTTTATATTATGGCTTTATCAACAGCAAATGGGCAGCCGTTACTAACACCTTCGCCAACGCCACAGGTGTTATCAACTAACTATGCCACTTCATTTGATTTTACAGATACGGAATTGCCAGATACATATAGCGAAAACTTTGAGGTTTACGGTAACCGTACAATCGCATCTTTCCTTCGTGCTGCATCTGCCGAGTTCCCATGTACTTCTGATTTAATCAAGTGGACAGAAGAAGGTAGATTGCATACGCAATATACTGACGTAACACGTGCATCTAAC